AACATCTACAAGCATTTGACATAGGCGAGGATCGGTATCGGCAAGCATATCCTTGATCTCGAAAACCGACTTCGCTGTTTCGAGTGCAATTACACGAGAGGGTAGCGCAGGAGACGGAGTTGAGGTAGGAACTGAAGGGGTTTCATATTTGCCAGTCTTGCGAATACTTGGAAGAACTTCTTCGCAGACCCAATCTTGGAAAGGCTCGGCTTGCGGTTTGCGAGACTTCATTGTGAGACGATACAAACCAGATTCGGAGATGGCTAGAAGCCTTGTGATGTCTGGTTCGTTACTTAAAGTGATACCCCTCTCCTTCAAGTTTAGCACCTGCTTTTCGCGATCTTTTAGGGGATTGCACGCCTTGCTTACGTTCTCCAGATCCAAGATGTTGCAAACATCTTGGGCTACGAACCAAGGATTTCCGTTAATCATCAAGACCTTGATGCTGCTTCCATTAAAATCAAACTGCGTTAAACTTGTGTTGGACGTATATCTAGCCTTTTTAGGTATGTGTTACGCGATCGCACCTTCAAAAACTTGCGATCGCTATCCCAGTATTGTACCTTGATTTTGTGGCGATTTTGTGTTAATCCTCGCGTAAATATTCATCCAGAATAATCCCGATCTCCACCTCATCCTCCTTGGAAATGCCCAAAAATTTACGCACGGGTAAACCCTCTAGTCCTAATTGATGCTTCCGCATGTAGTCCACATTAGTACCTACAACCACACGATCTTTGGTTGCCGCATAGTTTATGGATGCCCGACCTCGACCTGATGCTTGGAGAATTTTGTCGATATACCCCTTAGCTTTCTTTAGCCGCCTTGTGTAGGATGTATTAGCCTTCCAAGGATTTCCGTCAGGATCAACCTCTTTCTCGAATCTCTGGTCTGTACTCAATAAAAGTTGCTGTCCGATCTCATTCATTACTGGAGTGAGGTCGGACGTTTTTTTGACAAGCTTTCGGAGTCGCTCTTGAATAGCTTTGTCGTCGTAAGCGAGTGAGACTATAGGTTCAGGCATTAGTTTTGATCTGCTTTTTAACTTGGGTGCGAAGATCTGGAGACAACCGCTTTAGTCCTTGTTCCAATATTTGCGCCCTAGTCTTGGTGTCAGTACCACGCTTAAAACTAGGATTATCGATCAAAGTATCAGGATCTGGCGGGTTGTAGAGGATTTCGATACCGTTGCGTTTACAGTAATCTTCTGTAACACTCATGCAGGTACACTTACACTGAAATCCAAGGGGGAAAGAAATGGATTTCCAGAATGGGTGATCGGCAGGGATGGCTTTATTATGCAAAGCCTTGTGAGTGGGTCTTGGTACAACGGAATCTCGATGCCGCCATAACCATAAAGGTCGCTTAGCCAGCATTTCAGGACTCCGCATCACCTTCTCCCTGCCCTGCCAATAAGACTTGTTGATGTTCGTATCAAATATCAACTTAATCCTCTGGCCACTCGGCTGATATCCTGCGCGACCAATGCGACGATTAAAGCTGCGGGTGAACTGCTCAAAGGATGTGCCGTCCTCAAGGGCTTTGCCGATTAACCACTTAGTCGCTTCGAGTAAGTCAGCTCGCATTAAGCCAGATACCATAAATGCGTGGTCGTGAATACGAGCATCCAGTCCCTTGTAATCGGACAACGGGATGGCTAACCGATCGCGTAAAGCAGCGATCGCTTCAACAGGTTTTAGCTTGAGGTACTCAGGTGTTGCCACTAGCCCACCCTCCGAAGCTGGTCGCGAGTTTCCCAATAGTCTTCAAGGTAGGCTTCTGCGGGCGCGCTCGCGTCGTTATTGGGTTTATTCTCAGGAACAAGGAGATGTAGTAGCTGGTCTTTTTTAGCTCCTTTCGGAATAGTTATGTTCCTAGCATCAAGCAGTTCTTTCAGTTTTGCGACAGTTAGTTTAGCGGCTTTTTCTCGTTCAGGGTTCGGAGTGTTGGCGATAGTAGTAGGTTGCGATCGCGTAGCATTCTGCTCACCCGTATTAGCCGCAGGGGTTGACTGTTGGGATGCTGGCTTAACATACTTTTTGCCAACCATCGCCTCATGAAGGTTTGCCAAACCCTTACCTTCGGGAGTTTCTAGTCCTAAGACCTCTATTTCCTTGCTGATGAGGTTTGATAGTTTTGTTTTCTGCTCTGGGGTTGCTTTCTCAGCAAAGACATCTTGATCTGCTTGAGAAAATTTCTTCGTGTTTTGTAGCTCATAAGAGGCTTTTATACTTGAAATCTCATCAAAAACCTTGGAGATTCTCGCAGACTCTTCTTGTGCCAACTCTTTTTTGCTTTTAGGTCTAGTAGGGGGTTTATCGCTGGTGACTTCAGGAGGTGCTTCGGAGGTAACTTGTTCCTCTTCCTTGGGGGGCTTGCTACGCCCTTTTTTTGGAGTATCTTCTTTTGGTTTGATACCTGTGATCGCCGCTTTAAGCTCGGCAACGCCAGTCCTCTCCTCTTCGCTAGTAGCTCTAGCTTCTTTGTAGGCAACAGCATCATCCAACAATTTCTTGCGATCGCTTTCTGGATCGGTCAGTTTTTGTGCTTCAGAGATAAGCTTAGAAGTTTTTACCTGATCTAAATCTCTTACGAGCGTCTTACCGTATTTGTCGGTAACTAATTGGATTCGCCCACCACTATTCTTTGCCAAGTCTTCAATTTCTTGATCTATATCGGTGTTCTTGTACTGAGGTTTCTTTCTTAGCTCGCTAACTAATCCCGACTGAGCGACAAAACCATCTTCAGATATGTTTCGAGAGAGCTTTGCTGACAGATCGTCAACCAAGGTTCGCTTTTGCTGCCTTGTATTTTTTTCTGGCTGTGGAGTTTCTACGTCTGACTTTGGCGCTTGAGGCTTTGCTGACTTTTGTGGAGGCTGAGATTTAGCTTCAGGGTTTTTGAGCTTCTCGGCGATCGTCGCCTCAACCTCTGCTCTAGTTTTGCGAAAACGCATTTCGCCAACAGCGATAGGTGGATTGCCGTCACGCAAATCGATTAAATATTTGTTTGCGCTGGGAGATCCAAGAGGTGAGCCATCCTTCTTATTGGTAGCACCCCTAAACTCGATCGCATCCTCAAGCCCATAGTCCTTAAATTTGTCGTAAAGAGCCTGCATATCTAATGACTGACGATCTCGCCCAGCTTTTGTAATGCGCCCACCACCGATTCGGGATTTTACGTCCTCAATCCGAACAAAGCCTTCGTCCCCTTCAAAGTCAAGGGAAGAGACCTTTCTTTGAATATCTTCTGGGGAATACTGTTTTTCCTTTAAACTTGCTGATAGCGCCGATTCATACCCCCTGTTTTGAGAAATATACTTTGAATCGATAAGCTCCTTCTCGATCTTGTACCCTTCTTCCTGCTCTGGCGTTTTGATTTCTGGTTGCTGACTCTTAGGTGATTTTACTGGTGGCTGAGATTCCTTCTCCTCAACAATAGGCTGCACTTCCTTGATATCAGTATTTACGGGCTGAACAGGCTTATTAGCGATCGCCGCACCAACCCCCAACCCAACAGTCGCCGCAGCACCAACTCCCAGTCCGACATTTGTTACGTTATTCGACTCAGGAGAAGTTGGTCTTTGCCTGACAGGTTCTTGATATGGCTCACTAGACCTTCCAGCGTTAATCACTGCACCAGTCAATGCTAATCCACCAACCGCCAGTCCTGCCCCGATCGCCGCTTTACCCAAGAAACCCATTTCAGATCTTGGGCGAGATTCTTCCTGCGATCGCGCCAATGCTTTTTCCAGCTTAGAAGGAGGTAGCGCATTTACGCCCTGCCCTTGAGGAGCCTTTCGATAATAAAAACCACCTCTAACTCGCCTATCCTGAACGCAGACAAACCCCGCCCTTGGAGCACAAGCGTCGTAGCGCAGTTTCACTTCAAGGGCTGCGTCGATATACTCTTGAGGCATAACATCAAGAGTGATTTCGTCTAGGTATAGGCCCGCGAGGTAGTTCTTATCTAGGTCTGGCATACTGTCTCTTTACTTCCAAATAGGCGGCTTGATATTCAACAGGCTTAGTCGAGTCAATCCGTTTTGACTTTGCCAACGGCTTTTTATAACTAGGCTTCTCGTCCTGCCCACCACAAGCACACTGAGATTTCTTCAAGCCTTTCTTCTTGCAGTCGGAGCATCCACACATCCCATCCATAGAGTCCACCTTATATTTATTACTTCCATTCGCAGGCAGGCTCTTTGACCAAAGATCTTTCCTTGCCCAATGGTTTGGGCTGAACACATCGTTCGCCGTGGACTGCCCAGATTTATTTTTAATTCCCGCCGATCGCGCTAAGTAGCTTTTCTTGGCTTCGGCACTGTAGTTGTTCTGATATCCAGTTGCGCCATAGTGGACAACCTTGACGCGATCACCTTTCTTCACCAGTACGGCTCGCTTCTTGCCTGGTCGCCATGACTTAACTGGCTTGTTAAAACCAGGAAAGGTATGTCCAGCATAATTAATGCCGTCACCTTCCTTCTTGAGACAGCGCTTACCTGCCGAAATATATCCTTTGCCACACTGAGTCATGATTCAGATCTGAATACGTTGCCCGATAATAAGCGATCGCTAAATTAACTGCATTCAAAATTCCCGAAGACGCGATCGCTACAGTTGCGGTATTTAGTAGTGCGACCATTATGGCAAGTTTCGCAACAGCATCAGATGCGTTGACAGCAGCATTAGCTGTTGTGGATGCTCGGCTAACGAATATAGATGTTAACGAAAAGCTTGAACTTTATCTGGAACTGATAAATCGTCGAGCCGCAATTCAACAGGCGATCGCCGCTAGCGGAGGTGGTGGCACTGTTATTCAAAAGTCCAACGCCTTTCAAAGTTCCGCATCGCTCACTCGTGGTAACGCTATTACCACTTCTTATTTGGCGAACGATGTGATATTTGGAGCTTTTGAACTTCAAAACATTGGTAATAATGCTGGCTCCATCTTTCTTACGGAGATACACTTCGTAATGAACACCACAGCTCTTCCTAGCGGCATCGGAAATCTGCGAGCTTTTCTTTACAACGTTACGCCGCCAAGCGCTTACCTTGATAACAATGCCTTCTCTGTTCCGTCAGGCGATCGCGCTTCAATTCTTACCCCTCAAGGCATTTCGTTGGGTACTCCAGCCCTCGCAAACGGAGGTGGCTCGCTAGTCCTTTCTCGCATGAACATAAACCAGCAATTCAAACTTTTAGGTACGTCTTTGTTTGGCTATTTGGTTACGGAGGGCGCATGGGTCCCTACAGCTAATCCAGAAACAGCAACGATTAGAGTAATGGCGATCGAGGCTTAAATGAAAAGGAGTACTCAACAGATCATTCTTTCGGGCGCTTTAGATCCTGATACCCAAGCATATATCAATGCTGTTGAATTGACTGATGGGCAACCATTAGAGCGCAATGTTCGTATCGGCGTTAATGAGTTTATTGTTGGCTGTAAGCAAGATGGAAATTGGAATGCGATCGCCTCTAGCTGTATCCTTGCAGGAGCGCGAACTTTAGCAGGGGCATTGATTCCTCTTAAAGGTGTTGCGCCAAGCAATGTTAATTTTGTTGCCAGTGACTATAATCGCAAGACAGGTTTACTAGGCGATGGTAGTACCAAATACCTAAATACTAATAGAAATGACAATGCTGATCCTTTAAATGATTGTCACATATCTGCTTATGTAAGCCAGCCTAGCTCTCAGTCAGCGGGAGTTTATAGTTATATTGGTGCGTCGAAAGACGTTAGTTTTTATTCTGGCAGAATTATTCATCTAGATGTCGGAGGGGGTATAAACGTTTTTATGCGATATGGTGAGAATCCTGCTATAGGAGCAAACACAGGTGGATTTATCGGAGGCTCTAGAAATAATGGTGTTGATTTTGTAGGGCGAATTGCAAGGGCAAGCAGTACAATTACGCGAAGTTCGGACACTGCTGTAGCCATTCCTATCACTGTATTTGCTTTGAGTTATGGAGCCTCAATAATTAGATATAGTTCGCCACGTATTGTTTTTTACTCTATTGGGTCTTCTATTGATTTACTTAAGCTTGAATTTCGCGTCAACAATTTAGTCTCTGCATTAGGTGCGGTATGAACAAACAGCAATTTATTCAATCAATAAAAACAGCTAATCCTGAATGGAATGCTCAGCAAATCGTGAGCTACGCAAATACACCTCGAACAATTCCCAACCCTGTGAATCGCCCAACAGTGCCGAAACAGGTTAATTTTACTGCGGTCTCCTCTCAAATCGTGGCAGCCGATCGCGTCAAAATTCAAAATCAACTAAAAGGTACTTACGAATCGCTTCTTACTAATATTAATAAAGGGCAAGTGCAAGATGTGGGCTTGGATGTTGAGAACTTAATCGGGAGTGGACTACTAAGCGCTGAAACGATTACTATTCTGCAATCAGCGATCGCCGAAGTAATCGCGGGAGAACCCGATCCTAATTGGCAACCTACAGTGTATCAACCTCCCTATGCAGATCACGGGTTAACGCCAGTGCTACTTGATGAAGTTTGAGTGGCGATCGCTAATACGGGTAATTCGTTTTTTGCTTTGGATGGGTTTGATAGTTTAAGCCCATCCTTTTTTATTGAGCCAAATGGCGACGAACACTTTTAGTTTTCGGCAGGGCGATAGTTATACGATTGGCATTAGACTTGATGCCAGTTATGACATCTTAGGCTTGCAAGAAATTAAGGTTTCCTTGTTTGGTAATACGTTTGCGCCTAACACTACCGTAGACCCCAGGGTATTCAAGATTGAGATCTCTTCCGATGAGTCGGCAGCGTTAAGTTCTAGTTACTACCCTCTTGAATTACTTCTTGATGACGTTAATTTTGGGGTTAAGAAATTTGTTCTAGCGATCGCTTACGCCACCCCTTCAGCAACAGCTAGTAATGGCTCGATAAATACTGGCTACGACATAATCCTAGACGTAAAGATCTCCGATACCCCAATCGAGATCACTTCCACTGTAATTACTCTTGTTAGGGGGGAAAAGGGAGATAAGGGGGATAAAGGCGATCAGGGGGCGGATGGAGAAGTCTCGGATGGAGACAAAGGTGATGTGATTGTCTCTGGTAGTGGCAGCAATTGGGCAATCAACCCATCCGCCAAGAATCAAGCTGTAACTCAATCATATCTAGCGGGTGCTTCGCTTAGCGCTCTTAGATTGGTAAAATTAAACGCCTCAAATCAGCTTGTATATGCTGATAGTTCTACCGATGCGACAGTATTAGGCTTAACCTTTCAGGCTGTTTCTAGTGGTGTTGCACCTATCACTGTCTTAAGTGGATTGGTAACAGATTCTAGCTGGAGTTGGGTAAGAGGATCGCCGCTATATCTCGGTTCTAATGGTCAACTTTCTGCTTCCATCCCCTTATCTGGCTTTATTGTTCCAGTCGGGAATGCTGAAGCGCCAACAATTGTAAACATTAATATTATGCAAGGAGTGCAAATAAGCTAATGACTACCAACAAGTTTCTAACTTTTCTATCCAATAAAATCCAACTCGTTACAGCGATCGCATCAAGCGCGGGTGTTGGTGACGCAAATAAGATCATTGCTACTGGCTCTGACGGCAAACTTGACAGCACACTCATGCCTACGGGGATTGGTGCTGACACTCAATCAGTTGTGGCTAGTGAGAACCTTTCGGCTGGTGATTGGGTAAACGTTTATGACAACGGCGGTACTCCCAATGTCCGCAAGGCAGACGCAAACCCTGAAAGAGCCGCAACTGGGTTTGTATTATCTTCGGTAACAAGCGCTTCTAACGCAACTGTTTACAGGGCTGGAACAAATACAGGTCGAACAGGTTTGACCACTGGTACTTACTACTATCTGTCTGCAACGGCTGGAGGTGAATCTGCTACAGCCCCAACAACTTCGGGTGATGTGATTCAAGGTCTAGGCTACGCTAGTTCTACTACCGCGATCGCGTTCCAGCCTACGACCCCTATCGCAGTAGCTTAATAAATGACTCCTAAATTCCTTTCGTTTTTATCAAATAAAATCCAACTTTTATCAGCGATCGCCAGTTCATCAGGATCTAGCGACGCTGATAAAATTGTTGCGACTGATTCAGGCGGGAAAATTGATAGAAGCTTTTTAAGCCGTGTCGTCTCTCTCATCGACGCTGCGGTAATAACACCAAATGCCAATACTACCGATATTGGGATTCTCACCCTCTCGCAAAGTACAACCTTTGCTAATCCTACTGGAACGCCTACTGACGGGCAACTACTTCAAATAAGAATTACTAGCAGTACAAGCCGTTCTATTTCTTTTGGCACTGCTTATGAAGCAGCTAGTTCCCTCACGTTACCATTGGCTACTACTGGTGGCGGCGCTGAAGACTGGATCGCTTTTCGATGGAATGGAACTAAGTGGAAATTAGTCGCCACAACGATCGGAGTGTCATCGCCGCCAAGCTTCACGATCGCGGAAGTCGTAGAAGAAGTAACTTCATTAATAATTGCAATGGGGTAATAAATGAAAACGCTGATTAAAAATTACACCTTCAACCCTACTGCAAAGACGGTCACATTTACCGACTACACATCGATTTTGCCAGAGCGAATACTGCAAATAGCCAATGTTACTGACGGCATTGTTATCTATCAATTTAATCAATCCGCAAAAATCGGCACTGTATCAGGTAATGTTTTGACTTTGGTATTTAATACTACAGGAATGTCAAACACCGACGTTCTCCAAATCTTTTATGATGATGGGGAAGTAGGGGCAAATTTATCTGAACAATTAGTACACGAAGATTTGCTTTACACACTAAATGAAGCATTACAGCGATTAAACAAGATAGCTGCTGCTTGTGGTATTGCTGCTGATCTACGTGTAACCCTGCTAGGCGGTACAACTTCTGTAACAGGCACATTAACAGGTGTAACTACAGTAACGACTGTCAGCACGGTAACGACTGTCAGCACGGTGACAAACCTAACTCAAATAGGAGCGCAACCAGCAACACAGGTAATCCCTGCAATACAAAACCAAACAGCAATTTTAAACAATATTCTTAATTTGGCGGTGACATAATGCCTTTAACCCAGAAAAATATAGCAGGGGTGCATAGTAAGCAGTTTGAGCAACTTACCCCCTGTCCAGTGGCAACATCGACAGGTTCGTTCATTGTTGCAGACAGCACAGGGCGATCCAACCTAGTTTTATTCGTTTCTAGTGCTACGGTTCACTACCTTTGGCACAACAACGAACAAGGATGGGTACAAATTCCGTCAGGTGCGCTTGCTGGTACTTTTGGTGCAGGTTCTTGTGGAGTATTTCACCCTTGGTCTATTGCTTATACAGCTAACGGTGGTTCTACAACTACGGTTACAGTGGCTTTAAGTACCCATAATATTAATGGATTAGCCGTCGGTCAGACAATTGAGTTCTTAAATGCTTCCAATATTGGACTACGCCGAACAGTAACAGAGATTCGCACTGGTGGAGTAGCTGGTAATACAATTACCCTTACTCTTAATTCTCCATTACCTAACGCTGTAGCTAACACTAATACTTTTAGGCTTACTACAGGGCGCTTTTTTGTACTTTGCGCTGGTACTTTAGCTACTAACTCTTTTAAAGCTTTTGATGTTGGTACTTATGCGTGGTCAGCGTCTCTTACAATTACAGGATTATCTGCATCATGGGGTACTGATGGCGACATGACGCTAGCCTATCATGTGGGCAAGCCATTTGCGACGGGAACTCTAGATAGTGCAACAGGTACTACTTTCACTGATTCAAAAACATGGACTGCAAGCCAATGGATTAACTCAGTAATTCGGATTACGGGCGGTCTAGGGATTGGTCAAACCCGTGTAATCACGGCTAACACATCAACTCAAGGCACTGTCGCAACTTGGACAACAACTCCTGACGCTACTAGTACCTATGAGATAGAAGGCGATGAGAACTTTATATATTTGGTAGGCAATAACGCTGTCACCATGTATAAATACAGTATATCCGCTAATACATGGGCAACCGTAGCACCTACAGTAGCTAGAGGTGGCGCACCAGTTGCAGGTTGTAGTTTTGAATGGATTGGAAAAACTAACAATACAGAGCTAGACAACGAAAACAATATTTTTGCAGGACGCTATATCTATTCGTTTAGAGGTGGCAATACAGCTACGTTAGATCGTTTTGATATTGCTGGTGGTACAGGCGGCGCAGGTACATGGGAAGCTATTACCTATATCGGTGCGGAAACATTTGGGAGTGGCTCTCACTACACTTGGAAAGGGAGCTACATCTATATCCAGAAGGAAGCAACTTCCCGCTTCTTCAAGTTCTCAGTACGCGGTAATTATTTAGAACCTTTTGCCACAAACATTTATACCAACGGCGCGGCGGCAATTGGCAATCGTATGTGGACTTGGAGTTATCAAGAGAGTGAAGTGGACAAGGTTTCTTGGCTCTATTCCTTGGGGCAAACTCTCACTGTTTTACACCGTATTATGCTGTTCTAGAGGTACTTATAGCAGTTATTGAATCGCAAATACATACACAATCTCATGTTATATCGAAAACGAGCGATCACAGCGCAATATATTGCTAACCCTATGGAGACATTGATCGCCATCTTACCTCAAAACCAAAAAGCGACAGAAGGGCAACCTGTGCAGCAACCTCTTCAATGGGATATCCCAAAGGAGATAGCTGCTTACTCACCATTGGCAACCCCAATATTTATTATTGGTCTTATCGCTTGGAGGAAATGGGGTCAGCGATGGTACGATCGCTACAAAAGTCAACTGCTTCGACCTTACCGAATCATCGAGCAAATCGAAAATAATATGCAGGTGATTCGAGCTATGGCAAATGCACACAGAGCCATGCTTCTAGAGGTTGACACAAAATTAAGTGATTTAAAAATCGTCAATCAAACCGTAATGGACGCAGGGATCGCCGAACTATCCTTGGAGTTCAATCAAGAGCAAACGGAGTGTATCAAGGCGATCGTCAATCGTTTTAAAGAGAGTAATTTCATTCTTCGCGAAGTGGAAAAGATCCCCGAAGGCCCCTATCGCGGATTCATGCTTCAACGGGGGATTTGCTGGATTATTTACTGTAAATTAGGGGAATCTGATTCAAAAGTATGGTTTGTGGCTCTGCATTACCGCTACGAGATCTACACGAATTACGAGAATGCTCACAAAAAATTGAGACAGGAGATTGCTGACCTGTGCTCTCAAACTTATTCTTTGCTCCTTCAAAAGCCATAATATGCCAGATTTTAAAAGCTCTATACTTAGGGGGGGATTCAGAAAGAAGAGTTTAGGGGGTCAGGCAAACCCAGCTTGATCCTGCCCAGATAATGTGGCGATCGCCAACCATTCCGCCAATCCGTTAGAAAAACCCTCGTCGTTATACTCATCAAGTTTGTAGATAGAGTCAATGCGATCGCGCACTTCTTCCAGCGATAGTCCCTCGCCTTGCCACTGCTTTAGCTTTCGCCCAATCACTTGAGTGAATTTTTCAATTTCTGGGGCTAGGTTTTCTTGCGCTAATTGGGAGATGCGATCGCGTAAATCGTTTTCCTCAATATCGGCAATCTCGTCGTCAAACCTTTCTAGGTATTCGGGGTTCTCTTGGTCAATGCGATCGCGGAGTAACTGCATCGCGTCGTCGAACAGAATGTCGATTTCGCTAGGTGCGATCACATCAGTCCTGTAGCCAAGCTTTTCTAATACTTCGAGCTTCATAGTTTTAACCCTAAATCTTTGCAGGCTTTGACAGCATCTTTCTCTGAGTCGGCGGCGTACAGGCAGAACTTGTCGGCGATCGCCTGTACCTTCCACAAACCCGCCCATCCTTGTTCGATCTCAACTGGTTCTTGTGTATTCACAATGTTAGTGACACGAATCAAGGTGTTGCTGAGCAGGTGGGAGTTCTGAATATCTTCGAGTGTTAATTTTGCCATTTACTTGAGTCGTCCCTCAACCCACATCTTAGCAAAGGGAGAGTCCAAATCTTTAAACAACCGAGAAGCGATTTCTACTGCCGAGATGGAGTCCTGTTTAACACCTTCTTCGGGAGGTGTATCTGTTTGACCTTGATCTGCTCCTTGATCACCAAAGTAGTCGCCACCATACGCCTGTAGAGCTGCAAGCTCTTGTTGTTGCTTGGCTAATTTTTCATCTTGCTTCAGCTTCTCCCACGCTTCTTTGTCTAGGGAGACCTCGTAGGAGTACTCTGTTCCACCGTAGAGGCTAGCGCGAACTTCATCCTTCGTAAGAGCGCCCGACTGAGTTTGCAATGCGATAAGCATATTAGTATGAGCAGTTTGATTGGCTACTTCATCCTTGCGACTCTCTACATAGAGAGGTCTAAAATTATAAGACCATCCATCGGGAATCTTGCCCTTGGTGGGACCATCTTGGGCGAGCCAAATATACTTGTAAAGCATATCCAACTTGCGGTGACGATAGTTCTGCTCTTGGTAAGCGGCAACGGTTTTTGACCAGACCTGATCTTCGGTTTCGCCAGTACCACCTGCCGCCAGCCCCTTTGGACCACGCCCAAAGATCATTGTGTAGGGAATACCCACGGCAGCAACCAGATCTTCTTGAAAGCTCGCCTTCATATCGGACAAGCCTTGGTAGTTCCGCACCAGATAGGTGAGGTCATCTTCCGAGTCTACCGACACCGCCCCTAGCTTCCGCATCTGCATCTTCATAGCGCGGAACTGTTCTGAAAGAATGGTTAAAGCTTTTGGCACTCCATTGGTAGTGGCAGCTCCACCAGCAGCTTTTTCTTGGGCAAGATTTTGCTTGATCAGGTTCTGAAGATTCTTCATTTTGTGGAGAAGAATCGTGTGATCTTGAATCATCTCCGCCATTGCGTCGGAGACCTTTGTGTAGCGAGCAATTTCTTTGAGCGCCGAAACAATTAGCGGGTCGCCCCATCCGCCTGTCGATCGCAGTAACCTTGGAGGAAGACGAGTACCGTCAAATCTAATAATCCGCGATTTATGAATTAGGTTGAACGAGGTGTAGTTTGAGCCTAACTTATCTAGCTTGGATTTCGATTCTTGGGAGTAAAAGACCTGATAAAAGTCGGGGTCATCCGAGGGTGCGTCAAGGTTAGGGAAATACGGGCGGATATCCTGCGGGTCAAGCTCGTAGATACCTTTAATGGTTTTAATTTTTGCCGTATTGACTGGCTCATTGGGAGGTAGCCCATCGTCAATATTTAGCAGTAATGCTGCACCACCATAAATGTTTGCTAGCCAGTCAGTTTTATTGAATTTGTACTTTGCTTCGATTCTTTCTTCGTACTGCTCAAAGGCTGTCGCAATCTTGCGATCGGTATCCTTGACTAAGCTAATCTCAGTCCATTTTCTTGTTGCCTCATCAGGAAACACCGAGACAATTTTCTTTCCTAGCCAATCTCTAGATAGCTCTTCAAGAGCTTTGTAGCTTAATCTACGCCGATCGCCCGTGTTGTTCATTCCCAGATCGTTCTGAGCGAGTAAGTTGTTGTTATACTCAGCTTCATAGAGCGCATCAATAATGGCTCCGTCTTGTCTCACGTAGACTTCGGGGTGATCTGTTTCTTTGGGCATATTCAATAGCGATCGCGTATGTCCATCTGACAGGCGATCGCCACTGAATCAGGAGTATTTGCTAAAAAAGCAAAACAGGACTGCGTTGGCAATCCTGTTTTAGGTGATTCAGATCGGAATCTAGGTTAAAGGGAGACGGCTGTTTACAAGGCGATCCATATCGTCCCGAACTTTATTAGCAATTACCGAAGCCCTAGAAATTAATTCGATCTTTTCTCTCCTTAAGTCGGTAAGTTCATTGGCGTAGCCCCTTGCCACCTCTTTTAGATCCTCGCCTTGCGCTCGAAGATCCGTTACCTCGCCTTCAAGTCTCTGGACTTCTTTTTGGCTTAGCGATAGTTCGTCAAGGCGGAGGAGTTGACAGCTGCGCTCGCCTTCAAGTCTCTGGACTTCTTTTTGGCTTAGCTGCAAAGACTCAATATGGTTTTGCTCTCGGTCTTTAAGGTTTGTGTTTTCTTCCTTGAGATTTGCAATCTGCCTACGAAGATCAGCGATCGCTATTAGAATCCGATCAATCTCCTCCTTAGTTATTGCGCTTGGAGGATCTTCAAATTCTTGATCCTGTAGGGCGATCGCGCCAATCTCCCGAATAGCTTCGCGGTACTGAAGCCTTTCTCTCTGGAGATCATAGGCACTTTTCTCGATCTTTGTGTACTCTGTGTCGGTCACGTATGGAGGGGACTCCACTTCGACATACAGAAAGTTCGTGCCAACTCTTGCCAGCCTATATCCAATCTCAGACCTAGCTCGACGGATATAATTTATCTGCGACTCCAGCTTTGTATAGAACTCGTCGGTCTCAATGTCGGACGGAGAAAAACCTTCGTCTAGCAAGAGCCTGCCAAGGTAATCAATCTTTTTAGCAAACAGCTTTTTGGTTTCTACTGCTCGTTCGTAGTCTTCTAGCTGCTTAGCATAGGTCCGTGCAAGTTTCTGAATACTATCGTGCTGCGATCGCGGGACGAACCACTTGGAAAGGATGTTGTTAATTAGGCTCAAATTAATTCCTCCAGCTCATCCGCGTCTGGGGGTGCGGGAGTGCTAACCACAGTGAGTCGATTGGCTTGCTGTTCAGCTAAAGCCCTCTGAAGTTCTTGCTCGTCAATCGTGAGAAGATCGGGACGTAGTTCGGTTAGTTTCTCGTCGGGAATAGCAATCAATTTTTCGGCAGTTTTGACTGCGGCGAGTTCTTCAGGAGTTACTTGCTGCCCAGTGAGATCTTCTAAGGTTGGTACTTCGGGAACTTTTTCGCTGAAGCCTTTTTTCTTGCGAGATTTCTTTTCTGGCTGAGGCTCCTCCACTACGGTTTCCGCATTTTGAGGTAGCACTGCATTGATAAACTCAATGAGTTCAGTTGCACCCAAATTTACTGGCAAGGTAGGGATTAGCTTTCTGAGATTATTCTCCAATGCTATGCGGGGATTCTTGGCGGGGTCTGGCTCGATTTCGGGGTCTAGGTTTAGAAAAAACAAGAAAGCCGAGCCGCGATCGCTAGATTGCGTTTCGACCATTAAATCCTGAAAGGCTTTTAGGGGATCTCTGGTTGTTAGCGCCGACTCGTAGGC